GAAGATGAAGACGCCGGGGCGGTAGGGGACCTTCAGCGCGCCGTCGAGGCCGCCGAAATTGTCGACGCGGGCCTCGGCGCGGCCGACCCCGATCGCGCCGGTGGCGACCGCGCCATGCGTGAGGCGGCCGTCCGCCTTGCGCATCACGAGGCCGCCCAGGGGGATCTCGGCGCCGGCGGCGGCGGGGCCGGCGAAGACTTCGCCCAGGCGGATGGGCGTTTCACGGTCGGCGGGCATGACCATCAGGCGAGAACCTCCCAGTTGGCGGGGCTGCCGTCCGGGGCGAGCGCATCGTCGCCGCCGGGGGTGAGCAGGCCGCCGAAGTCGAGAACGATCGGGACGTGGAGCACGGTCAGAGCCGCGGCGACCGTGTCGTGAGACGGCGAGAGATGGCCGATCTCAAACCCGGACGCCCAGCGAGCGAGGACCGATCGCCAGGCCCTGGGGTCACCAGGCACGCGGAGCGGGACCCAGAACTCGGCGACGCCGACGGCGTCGAGGAAGTCGACCAGCGTCGCGCGCTCGGCGCGGGTGACGGCCCAGGTCGCCCGCACGTCCATCGGCAAGTGCAGCCAGCCGCGCTCGCGCCGCGCGTGCGCGCCGGACATGGGGTGGCGGGTGACCCCGGTCCCGAGTTCGACGCCATAGCCCTGGCGCAGCGGGAGCTGCTTCGCGAGGGTCGGGAACACGTTCATCGGGCGATCTCCAGCTCGGCCGAGGCCAGCCAGCCGCGACCCTCCTCGCCCAGCGAGACGGGGCCGGTGACTCGCGCCTTGGCGGTTGTGACGGCGTCGTCCTCGTCGACCATCCGGAGCGGCATCACGGCCCAGGCGTCCGCGTGGTCGCGCAGGAAGAGGGTCAGGTCGCGCATCTGCTCGGGCGTCAGATGCCAGCTCGCCGGCTGAACGACGGTCAGCCGCCGGGCGAGCCGCACCTGCCCGGTGTAGCCCCGCCCGAAGTCCGGGCGGGCCGCCGGCAGGCCCACGCGGGGGCCGTAGCCGCGGACCAGCGCAGCGGGAACGGAGGCGGGCCAGGTCGCCATGGCTCAGGTCTCCAACGCCTCGAAGACGGTGCCGTCCCAGACGCTCTCGACATAGCCCTTCGCCCGGATCCGGGCGCCGCCGTCGTCGCCCTGGGCGATCTCCTCGACGGTCAGGTCCATCAGGAAGCCCGACCCGCGGCCGATGGCGATATGCGTGGGCTCCTGCGCGCCGCCGAGCACGAAGAGCTCCACCCCCGGATCCGCAGCCAGGGTGATCCTGCGCGGCCCCGTCTTGGTCATCGCGACCGGCCCCACCACGCCACCCGTCTCCGTCCGGATCGCCGCCCAGCGCGAGCCGCCGGAGATGTCCGGCACGGGACGGTCGAGCAGCAGGTCGAGGCCGTCGACCTCGACCAGCACGCAGGCGTCGCCCCAGCCGAACGTCGGCCAGCTCAGGCCCACGCGGTCGCCGCGGCGCGGGATGCGCCCGTCGCCGCGCACGGAGAGCTCGACCAGCGTCTGCGCCCTCGCTCGCTCGCGCCAGCGCACCTTGGCCAGGTCGTCGGCCACGGCGCTGTCGGTCAGGCCATAGATCCGTTGTTCGGTGGGCCGCACGCTGGTCGCGGGGAAGATCGACTCCACCTCGGCGAGGCTGTCGGCCTGGTGCGAGATGATGCGCACTCCGTCCGGGTCGCCGTCGTTCCGGAAGCCGAAGGCCACCTTGAGCGTGCCGGGCAGCACGTTGATGGGGCTGAACATCATCGTCCGCGCCGCCTTCGGCCCCTCCTGCAGCACCGTCACCCGCCCGTCGACGATCGAGGGCTTCGCGAGCGCCGGCTGCAGGGCGATGGCCATCGCCTCCCAGGCCGAGGATTGGCTGGTGAAGACGTGGTCGAAGTGCAGGCCGGCGCCGGTGTGCAGCGTCCGCGCGGCTCGCAGCTCGGAGAGGTTGAGGAACACGGCGGGGTCGAGGCCGAGGCCATAGTCCGGGTTGCAGCAGATGTCGTAGAGCGCCCGGACCGGCGAGCGGGACAGGCCGAGCGTGGTCCCGTCGTAGGGCGTGCGGATCTGCGGCAGGCGACGCTGCGCGCTCGCCCGGATGCTGCCGACGGCCTTGCCCGAGAGGCCCGCCGAGATCTTGAACCGGCAGGCGAGGATCGTGGTCGGGCCGTAGACGGGCCGGTTGCGGAGGATCCGCTGCCCCTTGAGGAACTCCCAGACGCACCGGCTCTGGTCGCTCGCCTCGGCCGACTCCTCGTTGGTCCGGCGCCCGCGGATCCGCCACTCGCCCGTGCCGACGAAGATGGTCTCGGTGAGCCGGATAGGCGTGTTCAGCGGGTCGGCTCCCGCGCCGGACCCGAGCACGTCGGTGGTCGAGATCGCGTAGTCGACCGTCTGCCAGTCGCCGACCGGATTCCCGTCGGTGTCGATCTGCTGGCACTGGAAACGGAACTCGGCCGTGTCCTCCATCAGCTCGCCGGTGGTGGGGCTCGCCTTGTAGAGCCCGGCCGGGAACACGAGGTCGAGGCCGATCCGGTTGATGCTCTGCCCGGCCTTGGTGACGCGGAACGGGCCGGTCCAGCGGGGAATGCCGCTGACGTCGAAGGTCGGCGGGTCCGACATCTCGTAGACGGTGAAGTCGGAGAAGACCCCGACCTCCAGCCCGCCGGCCGGGTTCCGCAGCTTCAGCGTGTGGTTTCCGGCGACGGTCTCGCCCTCGGTGTAGTCCGGGCGGTAGCTGTACTCGACCACCGTGCCGGTCTGGTCGACGCCGCCTGCGGCGGTCACCTGCACCACGTCGCCGGCGGCGAGGCCGAGCGTCCCGAGGGCGGGGTCCTCGGCGATCTTCCACACCTGCTGCCGGCCGTTGCGCGTCGCGATGGCGTCGTTCGAGAACGCGCGCAGCAGCGAGGGCGTGGGCGCCTCGTCGGCGACGCCCGAGGTCACGTCGAGGTCGGTGTGGCCCGCCGCCTTGGTCACCGCGGCGATCGTGAAGCCGCCGTTGTTCGAAGCGCTGCCGCTGACGACGATCGTGGCGCCCGCCTCGAAGGCCTCCACGCGGTCGCCGGCCGCAAGCAGCCGGATGGTGTCGGGCGCGATGAACTCGGTCGGGATGTCGAGCTTCTGCTCCTGCGTCGCGCTGCGCAGGTCGAGCGAGTCGACGTCGGGGCTGGTGACCATGTCCTCCCAGATCCCGAAGTCGTCGCCGATGCGGCCATGCACCTGGCCGTGATCGGCGGGGCCGTAGGCCTTCCACTCCGCCACGCCGTCCGGCAGGTCGTCGACGTTCGTCTCGCCCGCCAGCACGGCGTTGATCTCGCACTCGCCGCAGGTGACGCAGAGCAGCGCGACCACGTACTGCTCGTTGTCCTCGTAGTAGGAGTATGGCGCCGCAGCGAGGTCGAGCGTGTAGGTCAGGGCGCCGTAGAGGATCGGAAGGGGCTCGTGGCGCCGGTTCGGGTTGGGCGGGACGCTGGACGCGAAGACCGTGCCCGCCTTCGGGGCCTTCTCGAAGGCCGGCTGTTCCGGCGGCGGGAACAGGATCGACGAGAGCGCCGTCAGGGCCAGGCTGATCGCGAGATTGATCGCGATCGTGATGCCGATCGTGACGGGGTCCGCCGGCAGGACCAGCACCGAAACGATCTCGCCCTCGTCCGGCGTCAGCCTGGCGATCCGCTCGGGGTCGTCGTCGCGGGCGATCTCCTCGCCGTTGGCGCGCCGGACGAAGACCGGCCGGGCCGACGTGCGCCAGCCCGGCAGGCGCTCGTCGAGCCAGCCGCCCAGCGGGCCGACGTGCTCCGCCGCCTCGGCCGCGTGAGGTGCGGCGAGATCCTCGATCAGGACGATGCGGCAGGTCATGGGACCCACTCCAGGAAGGTCGGGGAAGGGAAGCCCAGCCGCGCGAGGTCGCGGGCGGGGTCGGCGCGGACGCCGTCGGTCTCGGTCGCGTGGACCGCGTGGCCGCGCCACCAGACGCCGGCATGGGTCCGGTCCAGCATCACGAGGCACAGGTCTTGCGGGGTGGCCAGCGGACGCCACCGCGGATCGGCCCAGCCCTCGGCCGTGGCCCGGGCCAGCGCCGCGCGGGCGGTCGCGTCGCCCGCGTAGTCCGGCACGCCCGGCAGGCACAGCAGCACCAGCCCCCAGCAGTCGAGGCCGCGCACCGGGTCCCGCCCGCCGCGCATCCACGGCGCCCCGACCCAGGCGGTGGGGCGAACCACCCGATCGGTCATGCCCGGTCGAGCCCCGGGAACTGGTCGCGATAGTGGAGCCGTCCGAAGGCCATGCCGTCGAGCCGCGGCATGGACGCGATGCCGGAGATCACGCTCGCATCCGGGTCGACCTCCACGCCCGTGAGCTGCGCGCTGATCACCAGGCGCGGCGTCGGGGCCGGGACCGTCGCCGGAGCCGTGGCGATGTAGGTGCGCGCAGTGAGCAGGAGCGGCGCCGCGGAGTTGGCGGCGGCGGCGACCAGCTCCGCGCAGACCTCGGCCGTGGCGACGAGGCGGACCGGCATCTGGCCCCGGCCGCTCTCGTCCTGGCCTTGGGGCGCCACGGCGATCGGTCCGGGCTGGTAGGTCACCGACCCGCCGCCGCCGTCGCCGCCAGTCCACGCCCATGGCCAGTCGGTGAGATGCCAGACGCGGGAGAAGCCGGGATGCGCGAAGCTCACGCCGGCGACGCCGATCTGTCCGTCGGGCGTGCTGGCGTAGAGACGGGCGAGCTGGGCGTCGAGCGTCACGACAGCGACCCCCGCTTCTGGCCGCGCCCGGACATGGCGCGGTCCATGCCCGAGCCGGGGGCGGCGACCGCCTTCTCGACGGCCTGCACCGCGCGCTGGGTGGCGGTGTCGACGCGGGCGGCGATGATCGTGTCGAGGCCCGAGGTGTCGACCGAGACGTCGGCGCCGTAGTTCTTGAAGATGACGCGGCTCCCGCCCGCGCCGTCGCGAAGCGCAGCCTGCGCCTGAGGAACGTTGAGCACCGCGCCGTTCACCGATGGCACGAAAATCTCCTCCCTCGCGCCGCCGTGCAGGTGCTCGTTCACGTAGTAGGGTTCGCCCGCACGCACACCGCCGCCCATGGCGCGGCCAAACATTCCGGGCGTGGGGTCGGCCGTCAGGTCCGGTCCGCCGAAGTAGCCGCCGACCACGCCGCGCAGAACCGCGCTGCCGATCATGCCGACAATGCCGCTTCCGCCTGCGCCGTAGGAACCTCCACCTAGCAGAGCCGCAAGCGGGCCCTCGCCTTCGATCGCCGCCGCCTTGATCCACTCCGCCAGCAGCTCGGCGAAAGCCACCGTCAGGTTCTTGATCGCGTCACCGAAGCTGTCGGCGCTGAGGATGGCGTCCTGGAAGCTGTCGGCGACGTCGCGCGTCGCCTGCTCGTTGGCTTCGTGAGAACGGCGGAGGTCGTCGTTGGCGACGGCGGCTTCCACGTACTTCTTCTGGAGATCGTCGAGCTGCTCGAGCTCCTCGGCCGAAACCGTCCAGCCTTCCCGTTTGGCCCGCGTGAGAAGGTTCTGCGCGACCGCGGCGGCTTCGGTTTGCGCGCGATGGCGCACGAGCGCGTCGCCCGTCAGGCCGAGCTGCGCGCCGTCGTCGCCGAGGGCGGCCGTCATCTCCTCGAGGCGGGCCTTCGCGTTGAATACCGCGTCGGCGAGTTGGTCGGCGTCCTTCGATCCGGACTTTGAGGCGCGTTTCCAGTTGGCGAGCTTCTGCTCGTATTCAGCTGCCGCCGCCGCGGTCGCGATGAACTCTTCGCGCTGGAGCGCCAGTCCCTGCTGCAGGATCGGGTCCGCACCGCTGACGTCTCCGGTCCGGCGGTCGAATTCGAGTCCGGCTAGCGCCTTCGCGCGCGAGATTGGATCGTCTCGGAGCTCGTACCTGATGCGGGCCTCGACAAGTCCTGAAATGCTGGATCTGGTGAGCTCGGCCGCCTGATCGACCGCTTCGCGGAGGCGCTGAACGAGGTCCTCGGCCTTCTCGACTGCGTACGCGATCGCGTTTCCGGCGCCCTGTCCTGCCCCGGCCAGGTCGGCTGCCGCGCGCCCGGCTTCCGCGAGAGCCTCATAGAGACCGCGCGCCTCGCCGTTCATTTCGTCGACCGGACCCAGCGCAGCTTCCATCGCTGCTAGGAGCGCCTTGGCAGCCTCCGCTTGCTCGCGAGGACCTTTCGCGCCCTGCAAGGTCGCGAGCGCCGACGCGAGTTCGCCAGCCCTCGCGATGGTGGTTTCAAAGGTCTCGGAAAGGCGCTCGATCTCACCGGCCAGAACCGACGCGTCGGCGACGCCCGTGGCCTTGAGGGCGTCCTCGATAGCCAACCCGGATGGCTTGGAACCGAGTTCGGCAAATCGTTCGTAGACGGCCGAAAGCGCATCGGCGACCTTCAGATACGCCTGCGGGGAACCAGCGTCGAAGCGCTGCAAGGTCTCGCCAAGTTCGGCGAAAATCTCGTTGGCCTCTTTGATCGCGTCGGCCTTGCTGATCCCGGCAAGCGTGTTCAGGAAGATCTGAGCGGCGCCCGACGCCGCGCCGTAGGTCTTGGCCAAGTCGACCGTCGAAGCCTTGGCGCCCTCCGCCGCGTCCCGATACGCCTGCACGACCTTCGACAGGTCGCGCGCGCGATCCTCGAATGACTTCGCCTCGGTCTCACCGTCCATCAGGGAGATCGTCAAGGCCCCGACGATGGCGCCGGCCGCGCCGATCACGGCGCCCCAAGGGCCGAACGCGCCGAGGAGCTGCGCGCCCTGCTGGGTCAGCGCGACCAGTGCGTTCTGACCACTTGCGACCTGCACTGCGAAGTCGCCGACCTGGTATCCGGCCTGCTGGATCTCGCCGGAGAAGCGGTTGAAACTGCGCGATCCAATCTGCGCTCCTCGGCCCAATGCGGCCATCTGGGCGGAGTAGCGCTGCCCCGCCAGTCCGAGGACCCGGTTCGCGTCAGCCTGCGAAACGGCCCCCAGCTCGACGGCACGCGCCACGGTCTGCTGGGCCGCTTCGTACTGGTGCAGGGCTGCGGTGGCCGGGTCGAGCTGCCGCTCGAGGCCGGCGACCGAGTCCGCCGCGGCGTCGAACTGCTGGAACACCTCGGCCGAGGCGCGGGCGCTGCCCGCGTTCGCCGCTTCGACCCGCTGCAGGCTGCTGATCACGTCCTCGTAGCGCTGGCCGGCCTGGGCGAGGACCCTGTTCGCATCGGCCTGCGTGACGGCGCCGAGTTCCACCGCGCGGGCGACCTCCGCCTGCACCGTCTCGTACTGCCGCAGCGCCGCCGCCGCGGGATCGAGCTGCCGCTCGACCGCCGCCACGGCGTCGCCGGCAGCGAAGAACTCCTGGAACACCTGCGCCGAGGCGCGGGCGCTGGTCTGGGCGACCGCCTCATATCGCTGCAGGCCGGAGATCGCGGTCTCATAGGCCTGCCCGGCCCGCGCGAGCACGTCGTTCGCCTCCCGCTGGCTGACCATGCCCAGCTCGACCGCACGCGCCACCTTCTCCTGCGCCGCCTCGTAGGTGCGCAGCGCGGCCGCCGCAGGGTCAACCTGCGCCTGCAGGCGCGAGAACGCCTCCTGGGCCGCGCTCAACTCGGCCATGACGCCCGGCAGGTCGGGGTTCTCGAAGCTCCCGCCCGAGAAGGCCGCGTCGATGCGCGCCTGCATCTGGGCGAGATCCCGGTCGATGTCCGAGAAGTCGATTTCCTTGCCGAAGCGCTTGCCGACATCGGCCAGCGCACGGTCCAGCGCCTCGGCCTTCACGGCCATGGACGCGCCGGCGCGGGCCAGCATGGCGTCGGTCTCGCGCAGTTGCGCCTCGAACGGGTCGAGCCGCGCCCGGATGTCGACATCCAGCGCGGCCCCGGTCGCGATGTTCATGATGATCACGCCCCCCAGAGTTCGGTGCGCAGGTCCTGGACCTCGGCGTCGCTCAGGCGGTCGCCACGGTGCATCTCGTTGTGGCCGTTGATCGCCGCGAAGAGGTCGGAGAGGGAGGAGCCGCGGACCTCGGCCGCGCTCCGCCCCAGCTGCTGGCCGAGGCCGATCAGCCGGTCGATCCGGAAGCGCCCGTCGTCGCCTCCGCCGTCCCCTCCGCGGCGTCCCCATTTCCCGCGGCGGCCGTCTCGCCAGCCTTGGAGTAGAAGTCCGCCAGCGCCCGGTAGGCGAAGGCCGAGACCGGCAGGAAGCCGGCCCGCTCGACGAGATCGTCGTAGAAGGCGTCGAGGTCGCCCTGGCGGCCGGCCGCTTTCATCCCGTCGCGGATCACGATGCGAGTGAGGCGGACGGACCCGCCGCGCAGCGCAGCCAGGGCGACGGCGATGCGATCCTCGACCTCCGCCACCGCCTCGGCGACGGAGATCGGGACGGCGACGCGCACTCGCTCGCCAGCGATGCGCTCCTCCAGTTCGGTCCGCATCAGGCGGCGGGCGTGTAGCTGACGTTGCCCGTCGCCCGGATCGACACACTCGAGGTGGCGACGTCCGACATGCCGCCCGAGCCCGTGAGGCTGGTGAGGATCATCGGACCCTCGAACACGCCGAAGCCCAGGTCGACCTGAAGGGTGCGTTCGGTCCCGGCCATGCGGTCCGCGATCAGCCCGTTGATCACCGCCTTGTCCTTGAACACCACCTCGCAGGTGACCCCGAAGTCGGGGATGCTGTCGAGGTAGGTCGTGTTGGTGTTCGACCAGTCGGTGGTGTCGGCTTCGGACCCACCGAGGGTCCAGTTCGTGGTGCGGCCGCCGGCGATGGCCGTGAAGGCCTCCACCGGCGAAGCGCCGTCGCCCTGTTTGACGACGATTTTCGAGCCCCTGATGGCCATCGTGGGTTCTCCTTCAGATCGTGATCGCTTCGGGGAGGGACGCGCGCGGGAAGCACGACAGCGCCGTGTCCCGAGTCGCGTTAAGGACCTCGACGCCCCGCTCGGCCAGGACCGGCGCGGCGGCGTCGAAGTATTCGATCCAGCGCGCCACGCAGAGCGCGTTGGTCTGGCGGAGCGGCGCCGCGTGCCGGCCGTGCCAGTGCTCGCCGGGGCCCTTGCAGTCGAAGCCGGTCAGGACGACGCGGGCGGCGCCCATCACGGCGGCCAGGTTCAGCGCCTGGTAGCCACTGTTCGCACCGCCCCCAAGGCGTTCGCCGTCCCACAGCATCTCGGCGTGGGGCTGCACGCGGCAGGGAGTGCAGCCGGCGCGCTGCCCATAGCCGATCAGGCGCTGACCATCGAAGGCGTCGGCCGCAGGTTCGCGGAGCGCCCACCAGTCCAGATCGCAGGCGTAGAGGCAGCGGGCCCAGGGCGCGAGGCGCCACGTCTCCGAGATCGCGATGACGTCGACGTCTTCGCCCTGAAGGAGCGCAAGATCGTCCTCGCGCTGCGAGGGGCCCGAGGCGGCGATCACCACCACGCGGCCGTCGAAGTTGGGCCAGCTCATTCCAGCACCTCCGCCACGAATACCAGGGTCAGCTGACCGACCGGGACCTCGCCCGCCATCTCGGCCAGCTCGAACGAGGCGGCGACCGCCTCGAAGGGGACGTCATCGCCGGTGATCTCCTGCAGGGCGGCGTCCGCCATCAACGCGGCCTCCACCTGCTCGGCCAGGGCATCGAGCATGTCGTCGACGTTGTCGCCGGACGCACGAAGCCGCACCGCCAGGTCGATCCGTCGCGACACGGTCCCGGCTTTGTCGAGGCGGCTCCGGCCCTCCTCGGTGGTGAGGACGCCGGCGGACGGCAACCGGTCGAGGTTCTGCAGAAAGGCGCGGGGCCCATCGACGGTCAGCCCGGGGATCGCGCGCAGCGCGGTCTTGGCGGCGTCGCGCAGGCGCTTGCGGGCGAGAGTCATGCGTTGGATCTCAGCTTCAGTTCGAACCGGGTCATCCCATAGCCGTCGGGCTGCGCGGACTTCGGCTCGAACCACTCGTCGCCCACCAGGATCAGACACGATCCGTCGTCGGCCATGTGCTCGGCGTCGGCATCCCGCACGTCGAGCGTCGAGCGGCGGTAGGTCGTTTCGAAGTCGTCGACGCTCGGACGGCGGAAGATGCCCTGGACCTCCCGGGTCCGGCCGAGGGCGTCCACGAAGGTGACGGTCCGCCCGAACGCCGCGATGAATGCGTCGGGCGAACCGTCGAAGGGAGAGCTCACGGCGAGCCCCTCAGGCCTTGGTGGCCTTCATCAGCGTCTTGGGCCGCAGGCAGACCGGAAGCGGGTTCTGCTCGGTGTGGACGTCGATGTAGCGGCCGTGCAGCGGATCGAGGGCGATCGAGGCATAGCGCGGAAGGCCCGTCGACCCCATCTCCGAGACGAAGTCGCCCGGGGCGTAGTACTCGCCGTACATGCCCGGGGCGTCCGACCAGAAGAACATCGCCTCGTCCGGACCGATGCCGACGGCGCCGCCTGCCGCGGTGTTCGCGGCGCCGCTCACCCCGTCGGAGCCCCGGTAGTTCTCGAAGAAGATGCCGCCGAACTCGAACACCCCGTAGGCGTAGCTCTCGCCCAGACGACGCTCCGCGGCCGCGTAACCGTCGTAGACGCCCTTGACGTTCGGATGCTCCACCAGCGCGTCGAAGTAGTTGTCGCCGGCGAAGCACCAGACCTTGGCGGTGCTGGGCATCGCCATCTTGGCGTTCTTCCGCATCGCCCGGATCACCGAGTGGCACTTCGTGCGGACCTCGGTGGCCGAGGTGGTGAGCGCGAAGTTGACCGCCGCCTCCTGGGTGACGCCGAACAGGTCGAAGAGGTTGTAGAGCGCGACGCCGTCGGCGTCCCGCACCACGCCCTGCAGTGCGCCGAAGCGCAGGTTCTCGAGGGTCAGATCGTGCCGCAGGCCGATCTTGCGCAGCTGCGAGTTGACCTTGCTCTGCACCGTCTGGACGGCGTCGGTCGTGCCCATCTCGCGGATCCCCGCCACCTCGGAGGCGTGGATCGTATCGTCATCCGGCACGTGCGGGATCGGGACGGAGTGCAGCTTGCGCTTGCTGCGGCCCTCGCGATTCCCCGGACCGCCGCGGGGCGCGGTGGGCAGGAGCGTGATGACGTCCTGGTCGACCTCGAAGGACGCGGTCAGGGTCTGCACGCCCTCGCCCACGTTCTGGAAGACCAGCTCCCCGGCGCGCCCGGGGACGTGATCCTGCTGCACGAACGCGGCCGTCAGGGCCGTCACGGCGAACGCTTCGTCGTTCACCACATCGGCGAGATTCGCCATGGCGATGTCTCCTTTGGAGATGTCGTGGAAGGGGGGGTCGGCGCTTGCGCCGTGGGGTGGCGAGGGCGCGGCCGCGCCCCCGCCGGCTCCGGCGGCCCGCTCAGCGGACGATGATGCCGACGGCAGCCAGCTGCTTGTAGGCGGCGGCCTTCTCGCCGGCGTCCACGCCGTCCTGGAAGGACAGCAGCGACTTCGTGACCTCCGCGTCGCGAACGACGACCACGACGCCCGAGATGTCGCCGCCAGACGCGTCGACCGCCTCGTAGAGCACGCCGGCCGCGACCTGCGAGCCGTCGGAGGCGTCGGGATCGCAGACGGTCCACTTCAGCGCGCCCGCCGCGACCGTGACCGTAAAGCCCTCGCCGGCCACGAAGTCCGTCGCCCCGTCGGCGATCGTGAACTTGATCACGCCGTCAAAGGCGACGCCCGCCGTGGCGATCCCCACCGCCACGCCGTCCGGATCGACCACCTCGAACTTTCCGGCGTTGGTGGCCGGCTCGATGCAGGTGACCCGGTAGACGCCGGCCTTCACTCCGGCGGCGAAGGCCGGGTCGGCCAGGGTCATGGCGCCCGTTCCGCCCGCGTTGCCGGCGAAGGCCGCCGCCACGATGTCGGTGGTGTCGACGGTCACCCTGCCCAGCACCTCGCCGGCCCGGATCGCGGGCGTCCCCGAGAGGACCGTGCCCACGTCGCGCGAGCGGCGCCCCGAGGCCTCGCTCGCGATGAACTCGCCCGCATGGGCGGTTTCGGTTTTCGTCGCCATGTCAGGCTCCCTTGCTGCCGCGGGGCTTCCGCCACGCATTCCAGAGGTCGTCGGCCGAGGCCCGCGCCAGGGCCGACGACGGCGTGTTGAGGCGCGCGTCCGGGGACGCGGCCGGACGGGCGGCGCCGCGAAGCTCCGCCCGGATCTCTTCCATGGTCTTCTCGCTCGCCAGGAACGCGCGGATGCGGTCCGGGCGCCCCGCCAGCTCGCAGAGGTCCGCGATCTCGGTCGCGCGGTTCCGCGCCCGCTTCTCCGCCTCGGCGACAGCCGCGCCGGCGTCGGCCGGGGCCTGCGCGAGCGGGCTCGGCGTCGCCGCGGGCGCGGGCGTCGCGGCAGGGGATGCGGCCGGGTTCGGCGGCGCGGGGTTCTCGATCTCGCCCAGCGAGCGGGCCAGCGCCTCCGGGGGCGAGCCCGGCAGGCGGCCGGGGTCGAGGCGCGCGGCGAGCTTCATCGGCTGCTCGGTCTCGTCGGCGAAGCCCAGCTCCACCGCTTGCGCCGCGTCGAGGTAGGTCTCCGCCTCCATCATCTCGGTGACGCGCGCCTGATCCTGCCCGCTCCGCGCCGCGTACGTCGCGGCATAGGTCTCCTCGAGGCGCTTCAGCTGGGCGCCGACGCGCTCGAAGTCGTCCGACCGCCCGAACGCGTAGGAGTAGGGCGTGTGGATCATCAGCCAGGCGTTCTCCGGCATCACGATCTTGTCGCCGCCCATCGCGACCAGCGACGCGGCCGAGGCGGCGATGCCCTCGATCCGGACCGTGACCTCGCCGGAGTAGCGGACCAGGGCGTTGTAGAGCGCGATCCCCAGAAGCGCGTCGCCGCCGGGCGACATGATCGAGATGGTGACAGGCTCGCCGTTGCGGGCCGCGAGCTCGGCGAGGAAGCCGGTCGCATCGAAGAAGCCGGGCGTCAGCTCGCCGAAGATCGCGATCTCGCCGCCCGCGGCCTGCGCCTTCCAGCCGCCCTTCGCCTGGGGCGACATCAGCCGCGCCACCCGGGCCGCCGCCGCGATGGCGGCATCCAGCCCCTCGAATTCGATCGCGGCAGGCCGCTCGTCGGCCAGTGCGAAGAACCGCGCCATGGCGGTCCGCAGGACGCTACGCTTCTTCATCGTGGATCCTTTCCTCGTTGCCGGGACCGACGCGGAAGCGGTCCTCCTCGATCTCGCGGTCAATCTCCTCGAGGGAGTAGCCGCGGCTCTCCACCACGCGCCGCCGGGACGTGAAGCCACGCTCGACCTCGAGCGCGGCGGCCTCCGAGTCGGCCTTCGGGTCCACCCAGTCCCAGCGCGGCGAGTTCCAGACCCAGCGCTCGCGCGCCGCTGCGGCGGAGACCCGGCCGAGCAGCGCGGCGTCCGCCAGGAACCAGCGGCGCAGCCCGGCGCCGAGCTGGCCGATCAGGCACCGGTTCTGGAAGCGGGTGATGCCGACCTTGAAGTCGAGCTGCGCGGCGCGGGAGGCCGAGTAATTGGCCTTCTCCACGTCGCCGGTCAGCGAGTGGTAGGGGACGCCGAAGGCGGCCGCGACGGCCAGCAGGTTCCGGTACTGGAAGGCCTCGTACTGTCCCTGCAGCTGCGGCGGGTTCGTGAAGGTGATCTCCTCGCCGGGCTCGAGGAACTGAACCAGCGCCGGCGCCAGGTCGAGCACCGCGGCCTGGTCGTCGGCCCCCGTGTCGGCGGTCGCCGGCGCGCCGGGGTTGTCGGCATCCTCGCCTAGCAGCGAGGAAGGCTCCTCGTCGGCCGGGCGCGTGACGAAGGCGGCGAACAGCGCCGCGATGCGCTGGCGGTCGAGTTCGGCGTCGTCGTAGCCGTCCAGCAGCCAAAGCCGGATCATCCCGGCCGCGAGGCGCGACAGCCCGCGGATCTGACCGGCGTTGCGGCGCTCGTAGACGTGGATCACCTCGGACGCCGGCACGCGGATCGTCGGCGGCGCCGTGACCTTCCCGCTGCTCAGGTCGCCGGGATGACGCGAATAGAAGTGGTAGGCCGCACGCCGGCCCGAGGCGTCGAACTCGATGCCCGAGCGGACCTCGCCGCCTGCCGTCGAGGGCAGGCCCAGATCGCGAAGGGGCAGCATCTCCGAGGGCAGCACCTTGATGGTCAGCCGGTCGCCGACCATCACCTTCTGAACGAAGGCCTCGCCGCCCACGTAGACCTCGCGCGCCACCAGGTCCTGAAGGCCGGCCAGGCCGTCGATTTCGTCGAAGTCGCAGTCGTCGACCCAGTCCTCCCAGGCCGCACGGGCCCTCGCGTTCCGGATCGTGGGCCGGATGCCGTCGCGGACCGCGTAGCCCGACCAGATCTCCACGGCGCGGGCCGCATAGGCGTTCGACGCCTCCATCTCTCGCGCGCGCTGGAGGAGCTTCTCGCCCCCGTTCCTGAGGGCGGTGTTGATGTGCTCGAGGGGCGGGTTCCAGGACCGCAGCCGGCGCGCCGACTGCCCGGCCGCCAGGCGCGCATAGGCCCGCACCTGGCGGCTCAGCCGCGCGACGTCGCGCGCGCTGGCCGGCGGAGCGGACATGCGCGGAAAGCCCTCTGGCGAGGGCGCCGTGGCTTTGGTCACGCTGCGATCTCCTGGTGGGGTTGTCGTTAGAACCAGCCGGAGAGCCGGCCTGCCGGACCCATGGCGGACTGCGCCGGGGCCTGCGAGATGATGTCGCCGCTCGCGGCGTCCACGCGCATGCCCTTCTCACCGGCGAAGCCGGGAACCGGGAACCCCTTCCGCCGGAGGCTGCCGGCGCTCGCCTTGACGACGCGCGTCTTGCTGACCCGGCCGAGCGCGGGGTCGCCACGCTCGCTGTCCATCACCCAGGTGAAATAGGCCGGCTCGCCGCTCGCTGGGATAATCAGGCGCCAGTGGCCGATGCTTCGATGCGCCCGACGCCCGACGCCGAGGCATCCGGCGCTCACCTCGCCTCGGTGAATGGACGTGTCACCCGCCTTCATAGTGACGACGTTGTGCGAGAACCACGGCCGGCCACGCTGCATCGAAACTCGAAAAGCTCGCCGGGCGGCAGCGGACGCGCGCGCAGGGGCGACGCGCCGAACGGTTCTGATATTGTGCTGCGACAGCATCGTGCAGAGAAGAGCGAACCGAACCGCCATCGACACCCATGCCATCGCGTCATACGGCGCGTCGCGACGCATTCTCTCCAGGTCGTCCGGCGGAAGAACGATACGCCAACCAGCTGGCGTCTCCTCCAGATGCATAGGGAACGTCGCGGCGACTTTCCGGCCTTTGATGAGGTTGAATGCCAGCACCCGGCCCGGGCTGGCGAAGAAGCCGTTCGTCTTCCAGTCCAGCCAGAACGAGCCAAGAGGCAGACGGAAGACGAAACGCGAAATTCCGTCGACGACTTCGTCGACCGCAGCGCCGTTGCTCAACCAACTGAAGTGCTCGTCAAAGGCCTCCTCAAGAAGCGGTTCGAACGCGTCGTCCATCGCGAACCGCTCGACCGCCCCGGCGTACTCATCGCCGTTCGTCGCCGCGTGGTTCTGCGCTGGCAGCTTCAGTGCATCCTGCACCATTCGCTCGACGCTGCCGGGCCGGGCTGTTTGCGCCAGCAGGATCTGTTCGAGCCGCTTCATCCTGGACCTCGATGTGATCAGTAGCCGCGGGCGGCCGAGATGAAGATCCGCTTCCGGCGACGGGAGCCGGAGAGACGGGCGATGTCGTTGCTCACCACCGAGAGCGCCGAGCGGATCTCGGCGACCGAGCGGTACTCGACGCTGTTGCCGTCGTACTCGACGCGCCGATGGCCGCTCGCGAGCGCCTTTTCGAGAGCCTCGCGGCGGGCCTGGAGTTCGCTCAGTGTCGCCATGACGGCTCCTCTCAATCCCGCAGGTAGCTTGACCGCCCGCTGCGCCGCCGCCGGGCTGGTTTCGCGGCGCGGGCGGGCCGTGCGGGCTCGACGGCAGGCGCGACCTCGACCGCGAACAGGTCGCCCTGCGGCTTCTCTGGCGGCGCGGCGCGCTGCGCCCGAAGCGTCGCCCACTGCTGGATGGTCAGACGATCGACGCCGATATGGTTCGCCATCGCGCGGGCGTAGCAGGCGATGTCGAGCGCCTCGTTCGCCTGCCCGGCCAGCTTCCGCCACTCCTGGTAGCTCTGGCCGGTTCGCTTCACCTCGACCGTGGCGAGGTACTCGGCGGTCAGCTGCCGGCAGTAGGCGAGATCGACGTCGCCAGGAAGGATCATCGAGCCCGGCGCCCAGGGACCGCCCTCGGCAGGATCCCTGTCGAGCGTCAGCCGGGCGGAGGCGTAGTGGTCGCTCTTCAGCGACCAGCCCCCTACCGGCCAGAGCAGCGCGCCCTTCTTCCGCTTCACGCCGCGGATGGTGATGTCGACTTTCGACGGCGTCCCGATCATCGGGAACGTCCGGCCCTTGCGCCCATCGACCGCAAACACCCGCGGCCGGCCCCGACAGAACGCGTAGACGCTGTTCGTGGCGTAACCGCTGTCGACCGCCCAGGCCTCGACGTCGATCGGCTCGCCTCCCGAGGGGCTGTAACGGCGCGGTAGCACCTCCGAGGCGAGAGCCGCCCAGACCTCGGCGCCGTGGGGATCGCCCTCGATCACGCCCCAGTCGGCCAGCCAGCGCGTCATGCCTTCCGACCAGCCCCAGACCGCCCACTCGATCCGGTTCGCCTGGCAGTCCACGGCGCCGGTGAAGATCAGCGGGCCGATGCCCGGGACGCCCCGCTGTAGACCGGGAACCCGACGAGCCAGCAGGAGCTCGGGATCCGGCGCGTCGCCCTTCTCCTCGAACGCCTCGCCCAGCACCTGCTGGGTGAAGGCCTTCAGACGCTGTTCCTTGCCCTCGGCGCCGAGCCAGTCGGCGACGATCTGGTCCCAGCTGACCATGAGGCTGTACGCGGCCCAGATGTGGTAGCCGCGGACTCGGCTCGATGCGGGTCGGGCGCACCAGGTCTCGACCTCCGCGGCCTCGATCCAGTCGCCCGGGCCTTCGCCCGCCGTCGGGATCCAGACGCCAGCCCGCAGCATCTCGAGGCGCTCGGTCGACTCGATGACGCAGCCGTGGGCGGCGCAGCGGAACCATGCGCGGTGCGGCCACTCATCGCTGTCCCATTTGAGGTTGTCGAACTTCAGCAGCTGGTAGGCGCCGCAGTGCGGGCACGGCACGTAGCGCTTCCGCTGATCGGATTCATCGTAGAGCTCGGTGATCTTGCACGAGCCCTTGATCGAGGGCGTCGAGGTCCAAAGTCGCTTGCGATCCCGCTCGTAGATCACCGTGCGCTTCTTCAGCTGATCGATCGGTCCGCCGCGCTGGCCCGCTTCGGACGGCCACTCCGAGATTTCGTCGCCCCAGGTGTAGCGGGCCGAGATCATCTGCAGTCCCTTGGAGCTGCCGGCGAAGGTGAGCTGGTTGAACCCTCGCGCGAAGCGCTTGAAGTTGACGGTCGACCCGCGCTCGCTCTTGTCCGTGTACTCCAGGACCTTCTGCCGGAGCGCCGGCGTGGCGTCGATGCTGGGCTGCAGCTTCGTCTTGTTGAACTTCGACGCCTCCTCGATCGACGGCAGAACCGTGATCATTGGCCCGGGGTCGACATCGACCACGTAGCCGAAGAAGTTCAGCCCGATCTCGGTCTTGCCGACCTGCGCAGAGGCCACCACCACGACGTCCTCGCACGGGTCCTGCGGCCCGAGCGCATCCATGATCTCCTCGAGATGCGGCGCGCGGTCGTTCCGCCACCGGCCCGGATACCGCGAGCCCGACTCCGCGGAGACTTCGCGGACCTCCTCGGCCCACTCTGACACCCGCCGGGTCGGACGCGGCGCGAAGGCCCGGGCGAAGGCGCCGAAGATGATCGGCCGCGCCTCCGGCAGCTGGTCGAGGGCGTCAAGCGGCATCGGCGACGACGTCTCCCGCGAGTTCCTTCTCGAGCGCCTCCGAGGCGGCGGACAGCGCCCCGTCGAAGAAGGCGACCAAGGCGCGCTCCATCTCCCTCGGATCCTCGATCCGCGACAGCGCCTCGGCGTTGTCGCGGGCGGCCTGCAAGCCGGCCTGGCGCATCCGTTCGGCCGCTTCTCCGATCGCGATCTCGACCTGCCGGCGGTCGAGCGTCCGGCCCAGCCTCTCGGCCAGGTCGAGCTCCGCCTCGTCCGCCTGCGCCCGCTCCCGCCGGGCCCGATGATCGTTCATCGACGGCCCGCGGGCGGGCGCCGCCGCTTCGCTCTCCCCGACGTTCGGACCGCGGGTGACGTTGCCGGGGTTGAGGACTTCCGCGCGGTAGCGCCGGAGCTCGTCGACGCTCACCAACCCTTCGGTGTCGGCGAGCGCCTCGTTCTTCTTGATCCAGCGGCCGACGGTCGCGCGGTTGCATCCGAGCTGCCGCGCCGCCTCAGCCGGCGTTACACGATCCTGTTGCATGGTGTTGCGCCGCTGTTGCGTGTTGCACCCTTTGAAATCGCTCGCACTTCAGAACCAACAGGGTTCGAATATCCCGTGACACGACCCTGCCGGGAAGGACCCACCAGCGTCACCGGGCCGTGCTGATGGCCCGATCGAGCGCCTCGCGCATCCGGGCGGGCCAGCGATCGCGGACGGTTCGGGCGGCGAGGCCCCGGAAGTCCAGGGTCGGCGCATACCGGGCCCCGCCTACGACGAGGAGCACCGGGCGGGCCGTGTAGATCCTGCTCGAGGTCCCATCGGATCGGTCATGGGTGAACGTGCCGCGCTCCCATATCGCGACCGCCTGGCCGGCATCGTCGCGCTGCACCCATGCGGTGTAGGCCGATCGCTTGCGCAGCCCGTTCTTGCCTTTGCGGATGTTGGCCAGGCTGGCGTTCTGGTAGGGGTCGGATGACGCACGAAGGGCGGACAGCAGCCGCGTGTAGCGCCCGCCGACGTTCCGCCCGGGCGCGTCCAGGCTCCCGCCATCGGCCGGGATGACCCGCTGACCCTCGATCAGGATGCCCGCCCGGATCAGCGCAGCCTCGAACCGCTTCGCCCGTCGCACCCCACCCGTTTCCATGTGGATCAGGTACTTCCCCGCCGCGACGCCCTTGCCGGCCCACTCCTTGAAGAACACGCGCGAGGTCAGGTTCGCCTTCGTCGCCGGCGTGATCGCGACCGAGTTCAGCGTCCAGCGGCTCGGCTGGTCGAGCTTCTGCTGGAGCATCGTCTGCGTCGCCGCCTTGACGTCCTGCGCGGTGCGGGTGAGCGCCACCGCCGCGGCGAAGCGCATCTGCCGCGCCACGGGCGAGCGGCTCAGCGAACCGCGAACGGTCACGCGAGACATGGTCGATCTCCGATGGCGGGGGGCTTGAACGAGACGCGCCCGGGCGGCGGGAGCCATCCGGGCGCGGTTCTACAGCGTGACGGGGAAGATGCCGCGAATGCGACTTTCAGTCAAGCGCGCCGTCGCTCGCGCGGATCGATCAGCCCAAGGTGCACCGCGAGGTCGGTCAGGGCGTCCGACAGCGCCTCGCCGAGCGCCGCCTGGTTGGTGGACTTCCTCGACCACCCGAACCGCGCCAGCACGTCGCCGGTCCCCTTCCCGTCGAGCACCACGGCCCGCACCACGTCGAGCCGCGTGATCGCCCGCCGCCCGCGGTCGGCATGGGCATGCACGCCCCGCTGGGCGATCACCACCTCCTGCCCGATCACGTCCTCCCAGGTGCGCAGCCGCTCCGCCCAGGCGCAGCGGGTCGTCGCGCCGCCGTCGCTCAGCCCGCCGCCCCGCCCTTCGCCCGGGCCACGGATCGATGCAATGCGCTCGACGAGCCCTTCGTATTCGCGGGCAGCGGCCTGGCAGCCGTCCGGCAGCCCTCGCAGCACCCGCGCAGGCGCGCGGCGCATCACCTGCTGGGTGGTGGTCTTCATCACCCGCGCCGCGGGGGCATAGGCCGCGACCTCGACCTCTTCGCGCCGCAGCTCGGGCCGGGCCGGGCCGCGCGGGCCGACGTCGTTCAAGGGGCCGTCGAGCCGGTCGCGCGCGCCGGTCATCACCCGCTCGACGTGCTTCGCGAGCGCCGCCTCCTCCGGCGCGACGCGGACGCCGTAGGCGGCTGACCAGTCGATCCGGAGCGCCTGATCAGCCTCGCCGCCGCATGGCGCTCCTGCCCGCTTCGCCCTGCTCTTCGCCTCACGCCGCATCATCCACCCCCCATCTCCGGTTCGCTCGGGAACACCAGCGCATGGACCCGCGCCCGCCCCATCTCCCATTCGGCGAGCAGGCGCAGGTCGTCTTCGCTCGCGCGGCCCTGCCCCTTCCGCCGCTCGGCCGAGGCGACGTCCTTCGCGCGCTCGGCAGCCCGGCTCCTTATCCCGCGCCGGGCGTCCTCGCCCGGCGGCGGCCGCTTCGAGCGCACGAGGTATCGCGCCAGCTCCGCGGCCTCGAACGGGCTCCGCGCCCAGGCCTCGCGGCCGGCGGCCGAGCGCATGTAGCTGATCAGCAGGCGGTTCCCCGCCGGCGGCGGGGTCTCGATCCCCTCTGCGTAGCGAAGGATCACGAGGTCGGACGGCCACACGTCGCGCCGCGGCCCCTCGCCCAGCCGGGCGAGCACCTCGCGCAGCGCCTGCAGGCCGGAGGGGCTCATGTACGCCAGGCGCTCGGCCAGCTTGCCCAGCCGCTCCCGGTGGGCCTCGACCGTCACGCTCGCCTTGCGGCGCATCCCCTGCGCCTCCAGCGGCTCGATCAGCAGGGTTCGCACGCGGGTCCGGCCCGGCATATCCTTCTCAGCCAGTTCCCCGGTCTCGGTCATTTCGGCCTCCTGCTGTCCGAAGGGGTAAGGGGAAGATTCACATCAGGTGTTCTCTAGGTCGGCGACAGCTGTCGGAGACGGTGTCGCGACACTGTCCGTCACTGTCGTGACGACAGTTCTCAGCGCCCTTCGCGGCGCCTGCGTTCCTCTTCGATGTCAGTGACTTGCGCGCCGATCATCTCGGCGTAGCCCAGGAAGATCAGCGCCGCGCGAACGGCCTTCCGGGTGATGTCGCTGCCGTGGCCCTGGACGTGCTCCAGCACGCGCATCTGCAGCGACTGGTCGGCGATGACGCGGCCGGGGAGCTTGTTCCACGCCATCTGCTTGCGGACCCGCTCCAGGTGTTTGGAGAGGACGCCTTCCTGCGCCCGGCTCTTGCGCCGTTCGATCCCATCGACGGCGGCCACGACGGCCCGGGTGAGCTCGGGATGGTGCAGGCGCACCTCCCAGCCCGCCGAGATGAACCCGGGCTCGACGAGGCACAGGACCGGCTCCCAGCCGCGCAGCGCCCCGTTGGCGCGATGGATGCGCCACGCCTCGACGGTCGCGGCGCTGCGTGCCGGTCCGATCCCGGCGAGTTCGCCGAGCTTCGCGTCGTCGTCCGGCAGCGTGCCGGCGGTATCCTGCTTGGCGGCGCGGCCCCAGAGCAGGTGACCGTAGAAGCCCGCGGCGGGATCGACCTCGCCGCGCCAGCTCGAGTTGTTCAGCGCCTCGACGTCGAACTGGATCCACGAACCGCTCAGACGCTGGCCGAGCGCAAGGGGATACTGGTCGAGGCCGGGGGGCGGTTCCGCGTCGCCATGGAAGTCGTCATCCATGGCCGCGCTCCCTCAACAGCTCCACCGCCGCCCGGGCGACCTCGACCCGCACGCGCTCCCAGTCGCCGGTCTGGTGCCGCGAGCGGATCGCCTGCAGCACGTCGTTGGGGTGCAGGCCGGCGGCCGCGGCCCAGATGACGTGCTCCACGGCGAGCGACTGCGCGCGCTGGAACAGGTCGGCGTCGGCCGGACGGTCAAGCGCCACGGGGCCGCGCAACGGCGCGGCTCCCGTCAACGTGCCGGACTGGAGCGCCAGGGACGCCATGGCGCCCTCAGGCCCGCGCGACGACGCGGCCGCGATGCACCGGCACGTCGGGCAGGTCGACCGCGATCGCGTCCACCAGCCGCTCGAACTCGGCGTCGAGCAGCTCGTCCAGCCGCACGATCTGCACGCGGAAAGTCAGCTTCCCGTCGAGCATGTTGTAGGCGAGGCGAGCCGCCCACTCGACCGGGTCGCACCCCCAGAAGACACCCGTGCGCAGACGGATCAGCTTCGGGCAGGTCACGGCCCCGCGGGTCTGGTCATCCTCGGTGAACTGGAACTGCCGCTCGCCGGTGGAGAGGTTGATCGCCTGCCGGAACTTCACGTCGCGGATGACCTCGAAGTTCTGCGCCACCTCCATCAGGTCGGCGGCCGAGGGGGCGAGCGCGTCGAAGCACCGGTCCTGCAGGAACTCGGCGAACTCGCGCTGGGTCATCGGCTTGTCGTGCACCGAATGCCAGGCCTCGAAGGCGGGCGTGAGCGCCGCCGGCCAGACTGCGCGATGGGTCGCCCAGGAGGCGCCGCCCTCGCCCGCCGAGTGCCAGTCCAGATGCGCCACGATCTCTCGATTTTCGAGCGAGGCGAGGACCCGGGTCCGGGCCTTGTCGGAATAGGCCTTCACGTAGGCGCAGAAGCTCGCAGGCGTCTCGTGCCGCACCTCGGCGCGGACACGGCGCGGCGCCGCGCGGAACTTCTCGAGATCCTCGAAGCGGACCGTCGCGCCAGCGGGCGTGACGACGGCCAGCGCGCCGTCGGGCAGTGCAATCTCCTCCAGGCGCGCCTGCGGGACATGCTCAGCCGCGGCGTCGATCAGCGTGCGGGTGTCGTTTTCCATGATGATGATCCTTGGACGGGAAAGGCGGCGGCCCTGGTCGGGGCCAGCGGCGGCGTCAGGCCTTGGCCATGCCGCCGGGGACGGGGCGGGGACCGAAATCCAGCTCGTCCTTCGGCGGGGTGCGGGTGAGGTCATGATCCTCGGTGGGCCAGTAGAAGGCCTCGCCCTGCGGCCGCTTGGGCAGCGTCGCCTTGACGTCCGCCTTGACCTTGAGCGCGCTCTCGCCGTTCGGCTCGACGGTGAGCGTCACCGTCACCTTGCCGGACTTGCCGTAGCGGGTGACGTCGCGCACCACCTCGCGGAGCATGTCGTCGGCGCTCTCGACCAGCGAGCCGCCGTCGTCGCGCCCGGGCGGCAGGCGCATCGCCTCCTGCCCTTTCTTCATCGCCTGCCCGACGTTGAAGCCGGGGCCGACCATTCGGGCGATCTCGCAGATGGGCTGACGGTCGAAGGGCGTCTCGCCCTGCGCATGACGCTCCCGGCCCTTGCCGTGCGCGGCCTGCTCGAGGGCCTCCGCGACGACGGCCGCGAGCGCCTCGTATCCCTCGGGCGCGCTCATTGCGCGGCCGCCGAGAACAGGGGGCCGAGATCGTGGTCACCAAGCAGTGCGGCAGACGACGGCTCCGACCACTCGCCGGCGATCCGGTCGCGTGCGATCTCCGCATAGGCCGGGTTCAGCTCAAGCAGGATCGCCCGGCGTCCGTGCCGCGCCGCGACAAGCCCCGTCGTGCCCGCGCCGCCGAAGGGGTCCAGAACCGTGCCGCCCTTCGGGCAGCCGGCGAGGATGCACGGCTCGATCAGCTTCGGCGGGTAGGTGGCGAAGTGCGCGCCGGAGAAGGGCTCGCTGGCGACGGTCCAGACGCTGCGCTTGTTGCGCGTGCCGCCTCGGCCGACGGCATCCAGCCCAGATTGGTCGGATGAGGGGTAATCTGCGTGGCGCGGGGGCACGCCGCGCCGGACGTTGCCCACCACGAGGCTCTTACCTCCCTCCCCATTCGCGAAGGTACTGGAGTTGCAGTAGGCGCCGCCTCGGAACGAAGGACGGAACTCGTCTTGAGCCGCCTTCTCCCGGATCGCATCGGCGTCGTAGTGGTAGCGTTGGCGCTTCGAGAACAGGAACAGGTACTCGTGAGCCTTGGTGCAGCGATCCTTCGTGCTCTCCGGCATCGGGTTGGGCTTCGCCCAGATGATGTCCTGCCGGAGAATCCAGCCGTCATCCTGAAGGGCGAAGGCGAGCCGCCAGGGCATGCCCAGCAGGCTCTTGTTAGGCAGGCCCGACGCCTTGGCCGGCGACCAGATGGCGGCGGCGTCCTCACCATGGCCGGTCTGGAGCGCCGAGCGACGCGCGAACGCCCCGTCGGCGTCCTTCGGCGGGGCCTTGTTGCCCGGCGGCGTGGTGACGTAGCTGTCGCCCATGTTCACCCAGCAGGTGCCGTCGTCGCGCAGGACGCGGCGGACCTCGCGGAAGACCTCGACCATGGCGGACAGGAACTCGGCGGGCGTCGCTTCGAGGCCGATCTGCCCGTCGACGCCGTAGTCGCGCAGCCCGAAGTAGGGCGGCGACGTCACCACGGTTTGCACCGAAGACTCCGGCATCTCGCGCAGGAGCTCCCGGCAGTCGCCGACGCGGATCTCGACGCGGCCGCTGGCGACTTTATCGCCGCGACGCTCGGAACGCTGCTGACGCACGGCCGAGGACTGGTTGCCGTTCACGCCGCGCGCTCCTCGTAGTCCCAGGGGTCGAGCCCCGTGCGGCGTCGCACGGCCTCGACCACGTCGGCGTTCGCGTCGAGGCGCCCGTAGATGCGGCCGCCGGTCGGGGTCGGGACCGCGAAGACGCGCACCGGCTCGGCCTTGCTGCGGCTGCGGGCCTGGACGGCCGCGTCCCGCCGCGCCCGATCGGACGGGCTCATCCGCGACAGCGCCAGGTCGACCAGCTCGGTCCCGACGTGCAGCTGGAGGCGGATCTCGGCGCGCGACCAGCCGCAAAACAGCAGCGCCCGCACCTCCTCGACCCGCCGCGCCACCGTCGCGGCGTCGCGGCGTCGGGCCTCGACCTCAGGCTCGGCGACCACGGCGCCGGCGGCGACCGCGCCCCGGGACCACTCCGGTCCGCCGAGACTGATGGTTCTCGTTTCGCTCATGTCGACCTCCACGAAAAAGCCCGCCGGCGGCGCGAGAGCCGACCGGCGGGCAGGTCCGACGGGGAGGAGACGGCGGGGAAGAGCTTCCCGCTGCCGACCGGCCATTCCTGGCCGGACGCGGTGACCGGGACGCGCCCGGAACGGATGTGATGATGACGCCAGCCTCGGGGCCGAAGGCGCGGACGCTCGGCCGTGAGACGACCCGTGCCTACCCCACACCGGAGACACGGGCCGCTCTCGGGACGGCTGCAGGAAAGCCGTCCTCTACCGCCAGGCTGGGGTCGCAGGTCCAAGCGTGACGGCCCGAACAGTGTTCGCGCGAGCGAACATGCCGCGCAACACCTAATTTCTCGGAGAGATTCCTGACCGAAAAGCGCCCACCGACCGCGAGGCGAGCGGCCAGCGGGCAAGTCCGACAGGAAGGCGACCTTAGCAGCCCGGTCCAGCAACGTCACCACCCCGGGGTTGGTGGCGGCGGGGGCCGTGACGCTGGCCCCGCAGGCGCCCGCGGGGCTGCCCTCCGCCGCCGCCGGCCAGGCAGGGAGGCGCCCGACCGGCATCTGCATTCGAAGGTCCCGGGCTCCCACCGGGCGCGAGCCGCTGAGCGGCCCTCTTCGGCGATATCCGCACGCCGCATTGGCCAGCCGTCCGCCCGGCTGGGGGCCTACTCCCGGCGCTCCCACGGTGCGGTCGGCTCGCTCCCCGTGGTCCTGACGCTCTCCGGTTTCGCCTGGGGTCTGGAAATCGCGGCCGGGCGAGCACGCCCGGCCACAGTCGCCCTGCGCGCCCGTATCGAGGGAGGCGACAGCCACCTCGCGCGCGCAGGGATGGGGATCGCGCCCCGCCGCCGAGGGGGTCAGGCAGGCGGGGCGCGCACCGGCCGGCGCCGAGGGGACGGACGCGGGCCGGAGGGGATGACGGGTGGGGGCGGTCACGACGACGCCTCCCGGGCGAAGCGGGCGCGGGCCGTGGCGATGCTCTCGGCCGCGAGGTCGAGGTCGGCCTGCAGGCGCCGCAGCTCGGCCGGCGTGAACCCCGCGCCGCCGGGGCCCGCGGGGTCGGTCGCCTCGAGCATGTGCGCGCCGATCTCGCCGGTCGCCCGCAGCAGGGCCGCCACGGCCGAGGACAGCGAGCCGTCATCCTCGCGCAGCTCGCGCACCTCGGCGCCGGCAAGGGCGGCGAAGTGGCGGGCGGCGACCAGCGCCGCGGCGGGCGACAGGACGGCGACTTCGTGCAGCGCCGACACCGGCATGCGGCGGCCGTTGGTCTCGGCCGGGTCGCACCAGTGCGACAGGGTCGAGGCGTCGAAACCCAGCTCGGCCTGCACCGCGCGCCGGCGGGCGGCGTCGAGCGCGTCCGAGATCATGCCCGTGGGCGAGCCGGCGGCCTGGATGCGGGGCGCGCCCATCGTCAAACCTCCCCGCGCTTGTTGCGTTGCGGCGAGACGCGACGCGCCGCAGAAATCAGGCGGCCGAACGGGTGCAGCCTGAGCGCGAAGAAGACGGAAAGGACTCGACCGATGATGACGCGGGGGCCACCATGCGGGCGGATTTCAGAGGGGGACGCGAAATGACGGACATCACGCCGGACGAATTGGCCGAGATGAAGGGGCGGATGATGGCGCTTGAGGTCGCCTTCGTCGCCCTTGGCGCGCACCTGCTGCGTCGCGAGGATGCGGCGTTTCAGCGGGAGGTGTTGCGAACGATTAGTCGTCCGACGGTGCTTTTCGAAGCTCGAGGACCCGGCGACGCCGAAGAGGAAAGGCCCAGAGCTCTCGCCATGCGCTCCTTCGAGAAGAACCTGCAGAACCTCTCGGATCCGCTGCAACAGACGATAGGCGCCAATCCCGCCCGACGGTGACGTGGATCTGAAGCGGCGCCGGTCGACGGCGAAGAAGGCGGCGCAGCATGCACATGAGATGTCTCCTGCGGGGGCGACGATTTCAGAGGGAGGAACGACTTTGAGCGTAATGCCGTGCAGCGCGTGCGACGGAACCATCGGGGCCCGCGCCACCCGCTGCCCACACTGCGGAGAGCCGGCGCCCGGCGTGAGCCTGCTGATCGCCTTGGCCGCCGCGCCTTTCGTTGCATGGCAGGCCATCTCCCTTGCTGTCGTCGTCAGGCTCGTCCAGTTCGCAGGCAACGCCCCGACGCCGGACGACATCACCTTGGGATTTGCATTCGCACTCGGCGTCGGCATCGGGGCGCCGGTGGCATATGCGATCTGGCTCGGGGGGACGCTCGTGACGGGTTTTGCGGCCCTGTTTCTCCGTCCGAGATAAGCGTGAGGGAACTCTCGCAGACGCCCGTCCGGGCCAAGACTGGAGGAGTTGCCCGCCCTCAGTGTTGGCGAACCTTTGAGATCAGCGCGGGCTTGGGTCATGCGGCTCGCCTCGCCGCATAGGACTTCATGAACGCCTCGACGCGCTGCAATGTGCGACGACGACATTCACGACCAGCCTTCAGGCGGGACACAAAGCTCGTGTCGTTGACTGCCTCTCGCCCAAACGCAGTCAAGTGCATGCCGCGATCCGCGCAAAACCGCTCAATGCGCTCTACGAGGTCGGCGTGAGGGATGTCGGGATCATCAACCATGCTTCTCGATATTCGTGTTTTTACGAAAACGCAATCGCAAATTAACAAATGGGGTCAGCGAGTGAGGTCGTGTAAATGCAATGGCATGCAGCGCGAACCCGAAATGCAGATCCTCACTGACAATATCGCAGCCCTCCTGGCGGAGCGCGGCTGGACAAAGAAGGACCTTTCGCGCGCCGCCGGCTTCACCGAGAGATCGACACGCGTCTACGAGCTGTTCGGCGATCGTGTCGCCCACTGCAGGGTCGATACCGTCGCAGCCTGCGCTAGAGCCTTGGGGGTTTCGGTGGCGAACTTGTTTCAAACGCCCGAGCACCGCGCGCTTGAGCACACGTTTCTGCGACTCCTCGAGCAATTGCCGCCCGATGAGAAGGATCGGCTGATCCGTATCGCGGAGGCTTTGGCGGCGTCGAACGACGCGCCACCAACGCGAGCCCAATAAGCAGCGACAGCTGCCGCGGCGAAAGCTTCAACAGCGTGCTTGGGCCAATGTCGCGCATACGCCCCCCCCTCGAAACAACCTTAAGGAATCGCTCCCCAGCGACCGTCGCTCAGCACGTCTAACATATAGTCCAAGGTGCCCGCCCGTCGGTGCGCCAATGGGCGGCAGCTTTCGTCACCGTCGGGGTTTTGGTCAAACTGCTGATCTACCGACGCTTCATCGCGCACTCCAAGTCGCTGCGCCGCTAGATCCCGAACTCCTTGCGGCCCTGAAGCTCTCAGCTTAACAATTCATTCATCGGCTCAATGTGCAGCCAAGCATCGCTGCCTGTGAGGGAGAGGGGATAGATGAGGATAGGTATTGCGTTTTTGCTGATCGCGTCGGCCGCCGCCTGTGCGCCGGCGACGCAACATCCCGTGCCGGTCTCGGGATCAAAGGCGGACGCCACGGTAACCTTGGCGGCCGAATACTCAGAGCATGGCACGCAGCCGAACTGGTCGAATGCAGTCAGTGAGGCAACCGCTCGCTGTGGCGCATGGGGATACACTGGGGCCGAGCCGCTGGGCTCGAAGTTTACGACCTGCGTGAGGTCAGGTGCTTACGGGATCTGCTCCAGGTACCGCGAAACGATCACCTATCAATGCCTCGGCGGGACAACCACAAGCGTTCAGTAGCCTGACGCTAAATTTGCCCAACAAGAAGCGAGGCCTGCGCCGCAAGGGCGCGGGCCTTATTTCTGCCCCCGCTCGGCGGCGGGCGAGTCGCCTCCTTGCATGCCGGGCGCTCGCAAAAATACAAATGTAAGATTGACGATTTGCGAAAACGCGAATAGCGTCCCCTCCGCCAACCCCGACGGAGGACCTCATGTCGACCCTCTCTCACGAGCCCCCCGCCAGATCGGCGTCGTGGGTCTTCACCCAGGCCCCAGGCCGCGCCTTCGCCGCTTATGACCAGGCCCGCGATGCGCTGCGCGCCGCCGGCTTCAGCATCGGCCACACCCAGAAGGGCGCGCCGACGGGCCTCCTCAGCGGCGACGTCGACATCCGGAAATGGCGGAACCTCTCCGCCGCCGACCGGGCCGCCCTGCACGGCACGATCGCCGGCGACTTCCGCAACGGGCCCGTCCGGGTCACGCTCCTGAGCGCCTGCCCGGCGAAGGCCGCGCACCGCCTCGAGGTCGAGATCGGCTTGCGCCTCGCCCGCAGGCTGATCCGGCCGACCCCCTCCGAGGTTGCGGCATGACCGCCCCGGCCCCCGCCGCCGCGCCGGCGACGCTCACCATCGCCGAGGCGGCCGAGCGCTTCGGCCTGACCCCGCGCACGCTGCGCTTCTGGGAATACAGCGAGCTGATCGAGGCGCTCCCGCGCCAGAAGGGCGGCTCGCGCTTCTACGGTCCCGACCAGGTCGCGCGGATCGCCCGCATCGTCCGGCTGCGCCGCATGCGCTTCTCCCTCTCGGACATTCTCGACCTGCTGAAGCTCGAGGCCGCCGGCGACGACGGCGCCCCCGCCGCCGCCCGCCTGCGGATGCTCAAGGCGCGTGCCGCCGCCATCGAGGCCGAGATCGAGGACCTGACCCGCGCCCGCCACCTGGTGGGCGAGGAGCGGTTCGCCCTGCACCAGGCCGGCGCGGCCGACGACGCCCCGGCCGACCCCCGCCCGGTCCTGATCGAGGGGGAGGCGCACGCATGGCCCGCCTGACCCGCAAGCTCGAGCGCTTCGACGTGGAGGTCCTGTTTCAGATCCGCACGCTGCGCGCCGTCTGCGTGCGCGCCGACGAGGACGCCGACGACGTGTGGCTGCCGCTCTCGTCGATCACGCTCGATCCGCCCGAACCCCTGATGCGCGGTCAGCGCATCACCGTGCGCGCGCCCGAGGCGCTGCTGATCGAAAAGGGGCTGGTGTGATGCCTCCCCGGGACGCGCCGAGGCTCGGTGGATCAGGACGAGGGGAGCGCCGGCAGGCGGTGGAGAGCCATCGGACTGAGATCGGCGGATCGAAAGCAGGCCCACCGAAGCCGGGCCTGCGCAAGATGTCGCCGGCGCAGAGAGGCCCCGGCCTCCCACGCGGCGAGCGAGCCTTGGTTCGAAGACTCGACCATGATCTCCGTCGCGATCCGGTCGAGGTCGCTGGCGGGCCGCAGAACCTCGTCGATCAGCGCGCACACGATGATGAGGCGGAGGCGGCACAGGCGCCTGTCCGCCCCGATCCATACGTCGATCGAGGAGGCCGGGTCGTAGCGGCCGGCGTTCTCAGGCCCGATCGCCGACAGGGCGACGGACGTCAGAACCAGACCCCGGATCGTGTCCGGCAAGCCGTCGAAGAACGAAATCACGGCGCCCCGCACGCCGATCCAGGCGATGTCGTCGTCGGTCATGGGGGACTCTCCTTCGGGTTGCTCGTCTACGCACAGGTTCCTCTTAAGGAACTTTCCGTGGGCGCGGGAGACTATCTCGACCGCCCGAGCGTGAATTGGGGAACTGCCCTCAAGATCAATGCGTCGATTGGGTTTCGTGCTGCCACTGGCGATGCACCCGAGGTCGACGTCGAGCGCCCAGCCCCACCGCTCTCGCCGGCGCCGCGCCCGAAGCGATGCACCGACTGCCACCGCACCGAGGCCGATGCGCACGAGCGCTGGTGCCCGCACGCCTGACCGAGAGGAGGCCGAGTCATGTCCCGACCGCAGACGCCCTTCACCCCGATCTCGCCCGAAGCGCGGCTGCGCGACGTCGAGCGGACCCTGCGCGACGCGCAGGGTCTCGCCGCGGGCCGGGCGCCGGGCTCGCCCGACTTCCGCCTCGCCGCCGCGCAGGCGATCCGGGCCGCCCAGGAGGCCGAGGCCCTCCGCACCCACCTCCGGGCGATCGACGCCCGCGCCAGCGCCCTCGCCGCCGAGGCGGGGAAGATCGTTGCCCTGAACGAAGGACGCGCCGCATGACCCCCTATGAAGCCCGCGCGCAGGCGGCCGAGTGCCGCGACCGGATGCGCCACACGTCGAGCCAGTCGATCATCGAGACGCTGGACCGCTGCGCACGCCACTTCGACGATCTCGCCGAAAGGGCGGAGGCCGACAAGGAGCGGGCAGCCGAGAGAAGGAAGGGCCACAGCTCCCGGTTCGCGCGAGCCCTTCTGGGCCGGAGCATCGAGGAATGACCCCCGCAGGCGAAGCCAGCCTCGCCGCCGCGATGGCGCGGAAGGCCGGCCCCGGGGCGCCGCTGCGGGCCATGGCCCCGACGTCGCTGATGATCGTGACCTGCGAGGGCAGCGGGCGGCTCTATGCCGAGACGCTGGACGCCGACGCCGAGCGCGACCGCCGACAGGCCTGGACGATGGTGCGCGGCGTCTACCGGGCCCGCCGGGACCTGCGCGCCCGGGCCGCCGCCGAGGCCTCGGCCGAGACCGGAGGCGCAGCATGAACGGGATCGAGAGCATCGCTGCGGAGCGGTATCGGCAGGTCCGCGACGAGGGCTTCACGCGCGAGCACGACGACGAGCACGCGGCCGGTGAAATCGCCGGCGCCGCTCTCTGCTACATCTGGTCGGCGATGACCGGCGCCCACCAGATGTCTCCGCCGCGGCCCCCGGCCTGGTGGCCCTGGGCGCACCGCTGGTGGAAACCGAAGGGCCGGCGGGAGGACCTCGTTCGAGCCGGCGCCCTGATCGCCGCCGAGATCGACCGGATCGACCGGCGGGCGGCCCGCGGCGGGCCCGAATGATGACCCGCCGCGTCCTCCCGCACCGCCGCCGGAACGAGACGGTCGGCCTAGAGCACCAGGGCCAGCACCTGACGGTGACGGTCGGTTTCGACGACGCCGGCCACGCCCGCGAAGTCTTCGCGGACGGGGCCCGGCTGGGCTCCGACCTCGCCCACGTCATCGCCGACGCCTGCGTGGTGATGTCCCTCGCGCTGCAGCACGACTGCGCGGCGGGCGACCTGATCAAGAGCCTCGGCGTCGTGCCCGACCCCGCGAGGGGCGAGGATGCGACCCGCCCCGCCAGCGTGCTGGGCGCCATCGCCGCGGCGGTCGCCGTCGCGGGTCCCCGCGGCCGCTCGCCCGAGGCCTTCGCGCCCGCGCCCCCGCCCTCGCCAAGGCCCGCCGGCTCCGCCGCGGCCCGTTCGGAGACCACGCCATGACCTCGCCCGACCTGCCCGCCGCCGATGGCCGCGCCGACGACGGGCGCGCGACGCCGCTGCACGGCCGCAAGACCCGCAGCGACCGCACGAAGCCGCCCCGGGGCGCCTGCGTGCCGTCCGGCTGGTGGATCCTCCCGGGCGCCATCCTGGGGGCCCTCCTGGTCGGGGGCCTGACCACCTGCGCCCGCGCGCAGGCCCTGACTATCTGCGGGCCGCGCCCGGCGCTCCTCGCGACCCTGGCGGCGCGGGGCGAGCGCCCGGTCTTCCTGGGCCTGTCCGGCGAGGTCGTGGTCGAGATGCTGGTGGCGCCCGGCGGCGGCTGGACCCTGATCACCACCGCGCCGGAGGGCATGTCGTGCATCCTCGCGGCCGGCGAGGCGGCGACTCCCGTTGGACCCCGGTCCGCGGGCTCGGAGCGGGAGGGCTGACCATGCCCAAGGCCACCGTGAAATTCCGCCCGATCGAGCGCCAGACCCTCGACCTGTTGATGCAGGCGCACAAGACCGCCGGCGGCGATCCGATCGCGACATACTCGGTCCTGATCTCGGCCGCGATGGTCGCCGGCGCGATCATTGGGCTGACTCCCCAGCAGGCCGGCCACCAGGCGCCAGAGCTCATGCGCATGGCCCGGGCCGCTGTCCGGGAACGCCCGGACATCTTCGGACCGGGCGAGGAGGGCTGACCGTGACCGGCTTCGCCTTCCACGCGCCGAAGCGCATCGAGCACTCGCCCGCGCGGCTGCGCCACGGCCTCGGCGTCCTGCTCGCCTACCGCGAGGCCTTCGCCGCCTCCCGCCCCGCGGACATGCCGGCCACCGACCGCGCCATCGCCCGCCTGCGGTGGGCCTTGGGCGAGCCCGGGGCGGCGGAACCGGACGAGCGGGCGCACCTGCGCGAGCGGCAGGATGAAGCGGAGGCGCGATCCTGATGGCGCTTCCGAAACCCACCCTCGGCTATCCCAGCCGCTCGGCGGCGGTGCAGGCGCTCCGCGAACAGGGCTGGAGCATGCGGCGCATCGCCGAAGAGATCGGCATCTCGCTCGGGACCGTCTCCGCGCTCGATGCATCCGCGAAGCGCCGTCGCGAACCCCGCCCGGCGGAGGTCAACGGGAAGACGGTCCTGTTTCCCGCGGAGGTCCTGGATCGCCTGCGTCCGCACGCTGCGCGCCGCGGGATCACGCCGAACGAGCTGGCCCGACGAATCGTGGATGTGGCGATCGACGAATGCATGATCGACGCGATCCTCGACGATGAGCTCGAGGCGTCCCGATGACCGCCCGCGTCCTGATCGGCTGCGAGACGTCGGGCGTGATGCGCCGCGCCTTCGCCGCGCGCGGCTTCGACGTCTGGTCCTGCGACCTCCTCCCGGCCGAGGACGGTTCGAACCGCCACATCACTGGCGACGTGCGCGACCATCTCGCCGACGGCTGGGACCTGCTGTGCGTGATGCATCCGCCCTGCACGCGCCTCTGCAATTCCGGGGTCCGCTGGCTCTCGGCCCCGCCCAACGGGCGCACGCTACCCGAGATGTGGGCCGAGCTGGACGACGCGGTGGACCTCTTCGCCGCCTGCTGGCGCGCCCCGGTCGAGCGCGTCGCCGTCGAGAACCCCGTGATGCACCGGCACGCCCGCGAGCGGATGCCCGCCGACCTGCCCAAGCCGCAGATCGTGCAGCCGTGGTGGTTCGGCGAGCCGTTCTTCAAGGCGACCGGGCTCTACACCCGCGGCCTACCGCCACTCGCGCCGACCGACAAGCTCACCCCGCCGGCCCCCGGGACCGAGGCGCACAAGGCCTGGAGCGCCGTGCACCGCGCCTCACCGGGCCCCGACCGCTGGCGCTTCCGCTCGCGCACTTTCGAGGGGGTCGCCGCCGCCTGCGCCGACCAGTGGGGCGACGCGATCAGGGAGCACCTTGCCGCATGACCAGCTCACCCGTCCCGCTCTCCGCCCGCCGGCCTGAACGGCGTTCCCTCAACGCTCGGCAGGATCCGCGCCTCGGACTGCCCGCGCACGCCGCACCCGCGGCAGCGCAGGCGGTGCGCCCATCCCAGGTCCCGGCCGACCTTGATCCCGTGCGCCGCCAGCACCGAGGCGTAGACGTCCACCGTCCGCCCGCAGGCGCGGCAGTGAATATGGACGACGTGCGAGTCGAGATCGGTGCCGGGCATGGCTCGAGATGTAGGAACGGACAGAGAACGTCCAGCAGGGAGACCGCGGCATGACCGACCGACCGATCATCTTCAGCGGGCCGATGGTCCGCGCGCTCCTCGAGGGGCGGAAGATCCAGACGAGGCGGGTGATCAAGCTCGGCCGCCACCTGCCTGGCTACTGCGGCCCTAAGGGCGCCGAGAACGATCCGACCTGCTGGGGCTGGGAAGACACGGAGAACGGCGACTGGATCACGCTGGAGAAGGACCCCGGCCAGCGGCTGGGCTGGAGGGATCTCCGGGCGGCCTATCGCGCTGGCGACCGCCTGTGGGTCAAGGAAGCGCACAACATCTGGAACGCTCACGGCCTGCACCGCGACGATGGCAAGCGGTGGGGACCGTGGGGAGGACTGCCGACCCAGCTCTCGCCAGATCGGACGCGGATCGCATACTTCCGCGAGGGGTTCGACCGCTGCGATCCCGGTCCGTGGCGCTCCTCCCGCTTCATGCCCCGCTGGGCTTCCCGCCTGACCCTGACCGTCACCGACGTCCGCGTGCAGCGGGTGCAGGAGATCACGGACGCGGATGCTGTCGCAGAAGGCGTTCAAGGGCGGGCAGGGGCCGATATCGACATCGATGGGTTCTGGTGGCCGGGCTCTCCTGTCGCGCTCTTCCGGACCCTCTGGGACAGCCTCAACGCCAAGCGCGGCCTCGGCTGGGAGGCAAACCCCTGGGTGGCGGCGCTGACCTTCGAGGTCCACCGCTCCAACATCGACCAGATGCCGGAGAGCTGATGACCGACCCCACCCTCTACGGCAACCACGACCGATGCCCGGCCTGCGAGCTGCGCCGGGAGCTGCAGGACACCGCGCCGATCAACCGGCCTGAGGTTCCCTGCAACGTCTGTGGCGGGACCGGATTCCTGCCGCTCTCCGACGCCGAGATCGTGCGCCGGACCTGCGAGGAGCTGCGGGTCTACTGGGAGACGTGGCCGGAGGGGCTGGAGGTAAGGCGATGACCATGGCCGCCGCACGCCAGGACAAGGGTGCCTGACCATGTCCCGCCCCGCCCGCATCCCTTCCGGCGCCTGGCCGGCCCAGCTCGACGCCACGCTCGCCGCCGGGTTCGTCGGCGAGAGCTCGGCCGAAGCGTTCAAGCGCAAATGCGGAGACGGAAAGCCGTATCCTGCCCCGAGGCGAATCTCGGGCGTGGGGGACAGATGGCGGACCAAGGATCTGGAGGCGGCGATCGACCGCCTGCACGACGCGGGGCCGCTCGACGGCGCGGACCTCATCTGATGAAGCCCGCCGGCTGGCCCAGATACATGCGGGAGAAGCGCCTCGCCGGGGGCGCCACTGCCTATTTCTGGGAGCCGCCCGGCATCTACCGCAAGGCGGGTCTGGCGTTGAGGGCCGAGCCTCTGGGGCGGGACTATGCCGCCGCCGTCACCCGCGCGGAGATCCTGAACGCCGAGGTCGACGCTTGGCGGAAGGGCAGGGGCGGCGAGAAGGTCCCTCAGGGCGTCGGGACGCTGCGCTGGTGCTTCCACGTCTACCAGACCGAGAGCCTCTCCTGGCGTGAGAACGTCAGCGAGCGGAGCCGGGGCGAGTATGCCCGCAACCTGCGCATGATCGCCGAGATGCCGCTGGAGCGCCCGGCGCGGGGCCTGGCGACGGTCGGCGACCTACCGCTCGCGGCCATCACGCCTGCCGCCGCCGATCGCATCTACAGCCGCCTGCGTGTGAAGCGGATCGAGCGCGAGGTCGACGGCCGTCAGGTGGTCGAGGAGGTTCCGCGCCTTCGCCAGGCGCATCTGGCGCTAGACATCGCCCGCCGCGCCTGGTCCGTGGTCGCCCGCGTCCAGCCCGAGCACTTCCCGAAGACGCCTGCCGGCTTCGTGGCGCAGCCGTTTCACGGCATCGAGCGGATCCGGTCGCCCCGGAAAGTGAAGCCGGCCGCGACCCTCGAGGAGGCCTACGCCCTGGCCGCCGCGCTCCGCGACATGGGGCACCCGCACCTGGGCGCCGCGGCCCTGATCGCCTTCGAGTGGGTTCAGCGACCCGAGAACATCCTCGCCGGCTGGATCCGGTGGACGGACTACGCTCCCGGCGAGCGGGCGATGATCCTGCACCACAAGACCGGCGAGCGTGTCGAGCATCCGCTGAGCGACGAGGACGGCTCGCCGCTCTATCCCGAGCTGGAGGCATGGCTCGCCGATCTCGACGTGCTCGGCGTCTCCATCGTGCTGCAGGTCGGCGCCCGGGGCCCGGGCAAGGGCAAGCCCCGGCCCTACGATCCCAAGCAGGCCGCGGGCTTCGTGCGCCAGGCGCGCAAGGCGGCGGGCCTGGGCGATCACGTCACGCTCGACGCCTGCCGACATGGAGGCCTGACCGAGCTGGGCGATGCTGAGGTGACCGAGGCCGAGGGCATGGCGACCAGCGGCCACAAGACCCCAAGCGCCTACCGCGGGTACGTCAAGCGCACCGCCGCGCAGCGCCTGTCTGCCGCTCGGAAGCGCCGCGCCTGGCGCGAGTCCGGGGGCTGA